CACCGTCGCCGCGGTACAGCTCCGATAGGGACTCCGGCGGCGCGCCGTTTCCTGGCCCGCCGCCATCTGCCCGGCCTGTCGCCGCCCTGGCACCCGCCGGGGGCCGCCCGATGACCGGAAGCTTGTCGAAGTACTCAAGGGACCGGCCACTAGCCCGCACGGCCTCCTCGAACGCGGGAGTGTTGATCTCCCGCAGCCTGAAGTAGAACTCGTCAGTGCAGGACCGGACCCCAGCGGATGCGCCCGGGTTCGCCGCGAACGTAACCGGGCCGAATTCCAGCACCTGCATCCGGGTGATCGTCCGTTCCGGGATCCCTTCCGGGTTCGCCTCGGACCTGGCCGGCACGTCGTTCCACTCATCGTCCATGACCCGCATCCGCATCGACGCCCCGTACACGCCAGCCTTCAGCCCCGGCAGCAGATCCCGGTTGTAGGACGTGTCGAACAGCGGAACCTCGTAATACGGCCCGTCGGATCTTTCTTCCAGCACGTCGATGGGGCCGAGAACCTTGTTGCCGATCTGCCGGTCGGTGCCGTGGTCAAACAGGACCCGCATCGCGTCCCGTCCGTCCCGGATCGTATCTGCGGTCGAACCCGGGCTGACACGCTCCAGGAAGTCACCCTCGAACACCGATGACACCGGATACCAGCGGCTGAACTCAGAGAACCGGCCGCTCAGCGTTCCCAGCCCTTCGCTATCCGGCTGAAGGTCCACCCCGCCACCAGAGCGGATCACATCCATGTCGGGCGCGAAGTGCGCTGAGTTCGACTCGCTGATGTCGATCCCGAACTTCTTGCAAGCCGCCATGATCCGCGCCTTCACCGACGACAGGGTCACGCCGTTCAGCGGGTACTTCGCCGCGTTCTTCGGCATGTTGATGTACGACCACGCCGCCTTGGCGTGAGCCGCGGTGTCGATCGGGTACTTGCCATTTTTGGGGTCGGCGTACGCGACGTTGCCGTAAGGCTTGTTGCTGTCGGCCATCACATGCCTCCGGTCGGCTCGTTGCCTGCCTGCGCGTCCGGGGTGAATCCCGGGATCGTGGACGGTTCTGGCGGTTCGGTCTCATCCGGCGGCGGCGTGGCGGGCGCGCCGATGGGGCCTGGCAGGCCGAGCGCGGCCGCGTTCGGGAACCCGTTCGGCACCCCCGGCTCCGCCCCGGCCTCGAGCGGGTTCACCACTAGGTACCGCGACGTCAGCGGCCCCACCTGCAGCAGCGACAGGTCCTGTTTCGCGGTCGCGTCCCGCGCCGACTCCGTCGTGTACCCGGCGCGGACCAGCAGCTCCGCGGCCAGGGCCTCCAGCTGGATGGTCTGCGCCTTCTGCAGCTCCGTCCTGGGTGGCTGCAACTGCACCGACACCAGGCCGGTGTGCTGCAGCAGCGTCATGTCCTGGCTGTTCACCGCAGCGATCGCCGACTCCGGGCTGAACCCGTCCTTCACCAGCGTGGTGATCGTGTTCGCCTTCACCTGCTCGATCTCCGCGGCGTCCTTGGCGTCCTCACGCAGGATCGGCATGTCGGCGGTGTCGGTCCACAACTCGGCGTCGGCTGGGACGTTCACCAAAGGGGCCAGGGTGGCCGCCAGGTCCTGCAATGTCGGGAAGATCCACGAGTCACCGAACATGCGCCGCGACGCCGCGAAGTTCCCCGCATTCAGCGAACTGCCTTGCAGGCCATCGGTGATGCCGAGCAGCGGCGCCGGGACCCGGGACAGGAACGAGATCCGGGTCTCCCCCCCGGCCTGGACGGCGCGGAAATCCATCTCAGCCAGATTCGCCCCGACGATGCTCGCGTCCGCGCCAGCGGTCAGGTACAGCGTCTTGTAGGCGTTGGCGATCCCGGCGTGCCGTTCCTCGAGCATGTCCACGATCTGGTCGAACTGTTCTTTCGTGACCGCCGGGATGCCTTTGACCACCAGGTTCGGTGTCGCCCCATTGCTGAAGTACGTGATCTTGTGCTGGGAGGCGAGCATGTCACCCTGCACGTCCCGGATCGCGGGTGTCAGCCACGACATGCCGAGCCCGGCGTTCTCCGGGTCGGGCAGCGGATACCAGTGCGCCACCGACGACGCCGGCAGCGTCCGCAGCCCGTTCTGGTTCCCCAGCCCGAACCCGCCGTTTTGGTAGACGTAGCCCAGAATCTCCGCGTCGAGCGCGCCCGTGGGGTCGTCCGGTTCCATCTGGGACCCGTACACGACCGCGGTCCAGTCGGGACGCAGCACCCGCAGCCGGTTGTTCTGCTGCCAGTTCGTGACGAACGAGTTCCCGGCCAGCCCGGCGTGCCACTCCATTTTCCTGATCAGGTCACCGGTCGTCCCGTTCGGCCACGGCCGTTCCAGCAGGCCCAGTTCCCGGGTGCCGAACGTCCGCCGCGGTGTCGGCGACCACCGGACATTCCGGAACGTGAACCTGGCCTGCGACAACACCAGCGCCCGCACCAGTTCCGCGGCGAACGCCGGCGGGCACGCCTTCACCGCCGCCGTATGCCCCGGCAGATCCTGCGTGAACTCCCGCGCCTTATTCGCGCCGTAGGTCAAATTCGGCTGGCCGAGGCCGTACACGTGGCCGCCGAAAGTGAACTGGTTCACCATCCCTGACGGCAGCAGGTACTCGGTGATCCACTGGTCGATCGACGACCGCTGCTCACCGCCGCCCGGGCGGGCACCACGGAACGCGGCGAGCTGGCCGTTAACCCGCTCCAGCTGGCCCACGGCTCACCTTCGGCGGATGCACCTCACGCCAGCCTTCACGCACCGCCAGAGCACACCAGACCGGCACCAGCCACCCATACCCGGCGACCTTGCCCACGCCGATCAGCAGGAAAATGATCAGCCGTAGCAGCGTCTCACCGAAACGGACCTGACGGGCATGCGCAGTGATCTCGTCCAGCGGGACGCGCTCCAGCACGGTAGTCAACTTGTCCCGTCTCCTTCGCTATCGCCACGCGCCGAGGAACACCGTCTCCCTGACGCCGTGCGTCATGAACCCGTGCCGCGCCAGGGTGACCGCTTCCAGCGGGGTGCTGTCCGCTGGCGAGTCTTTCCACGACCACGCCCACGCCTCTGCCAGGGGCCGCGTCCGCGCACCCTCCGCCGCCGCGTCCAGCGGCTCCTGCCCCAGATGCCGCCACCGGTCATTCCGCACGTCATCGGCCAGGGCGCCGCACGCCTGCGCGTACTCCCGCATGCTCACGACCTGCAGCCGCCGCTTCCCGGGCGAAGGGTCCTTGCCTGCCGCCACGGCCGCGAACCCGCGCTCAGCCAGCTCCTTCTCGAACGCGCCCGCCGCACCCGCCGGGTTGATCACCAGCACGCACGGATCCCACCGGTCCGCTAGCTCCAGAACCCGGCTGATCAGTCCCGCCGTGCCCGGGCGGTAATCGATCAGCTCCCCGTGGCCCAGCCCGTCGCCGCGCCGCCCGCCCGCCGCGATCGCCGAGGTAGATGAGTCCGGCGCCACCGCGAACGCCAGCGCCACCGGCTCGGTGACCTGCGACCGCGGATCAGCCCGCTCCGCCCAGCTGCCGAGATCAGCGCGGCCGCTCCTGGCGCCGGACAGGTCCGGGATGTTGCCGTAGGCGCGGGCGAACTCAGGTGCTTCCATCGAGGCCCGTTCGCTGCGGATCGCGTCCATCGTGATCGTGTGCCGCCACTTCCCGCCCCCGCACCGGCATGGTGGCGCCGGGCACAACGCCGGCATGAACCCGTAATACGAATCCTCATCGGCCGGATCCCACCCATCCGGGGCCGAAAACTCGACATACGCGATGCCGCGGCCAGTGTCCTCCGCGGCAGCGGCACGGCCAAGCTCAACCTTCCGGTCCAGCACCACCGACGCCGCCGTCCCCGCCGTCGAGCACACCAGCAGCTGCGCATCACCAATCGTGATCATCGCCGGGCGCAGCCCCTGCTCCCGGCGCCCATCAGTGTCATGCCAGATCTCATCCAGCACCGCCTGATGAATCGTCTTCGAATGCCCCGACGACGTCGACGTCGACAGCAACCGGATCAGCGACCCATTGGAGAACCGGATGAACTCGTTCCCCATGCCCTCATAGATCCGCGACACCAGCGGCTTCAGCGCCCGTGACCGGCGGATCAGCGGGAACAGCTCATCCAGCCACTTATCCCGCGCATCCTTCCCCGACTGCGCGGTGAACGCCGACCGCTGCGGCTGCACCCACCGCGGCGACAAGCACCGGTTGATCTGCCACGTCAGGTACAGCGTCGTCTTCCCCGACTGCCGCGGGACGGTGACGATCACCTCCCGGTACGCCGGGAGCCCCGTCTCCCGGTCGATCTCGCACCCGACATCAGCGATTTCACGCTGCCACGGCATGAACGGCTGCCCGAGTTTCGACGCAACCGACGCCAGCTCCCCGCCGAACGAATCCCGTTCAGGACGGCGCCGAGTCGCCCACTTCGGCGAACAACTCGGCAAGAGCCGCATCGGCGGAGCCATCAGAGTCATCCGCCGTCAGCTCCCTCAGCGCCTCCCGGTACTGCCGCCACAGCGCAGCATTCGACGGGTCACCATCCAGCGCCCAGGCCATCGAACGGAGCGCCTGGACGGCCGCAGCGTCGACCTTCTCAACCCGGCCAAGACGACGCAGCTCCTTCAGCGTCTGCTCTAGCTGACCGTGATTCGTGGTCCTCATCCGATCATCGCCAGCTGGTCCATCCCGCCGCGATTACCGCGGGCCATGTTGCAGCCAAGATGCGACGCGCGCTTGTTGGGTGCCGTGTCGTCCCCACCTTCCGACAGCGGCACGATGTGGTCAATGCTCTTGCTGCGCGGATGCGGGTACTTCAGGTCCTTGCGGATTGGCCGCCGCTTACAGCCAGGGATCTGGCACCGCCAGCCATCCCGCTCCAGGATCTCGGTATCCGTGATCCCGTCCCACGTCTCCGCATGCCGCAGCCGCCGCGCCCGGCTCTTGGCCAGTTGCCGCGCCAA